GCTAAAGGTGGTTCCGCTTCGAGCCGTGCTGATGGTTGCGCTCAACGCGGTAAAACCAAAGGCCGTATGGTGTAACTATGAAAAAAGTTAAACGATTCCAAGATGGTGGCATTACAATTACTCCGCAAGAGAATCCTGCGCCTGTTTTGCCGGGGCTTGCTGGCTATGGGGCATCAGGTAACACATACCCCTTTCAGTCAGATGCTGGTTCGGGCGGTGGGTCAACTGGGTCAGGTGTAAGCCAGACGTTTAATATCCAGCCAACTGCGCAATCTGGTGAACCACAAGCAGCAGCGTTTAAAAAGGGCGGCTCGGTTAAGTCTGGAGCGTCTAAACGAGCTGATGGTTGTGCCGTTCGCGGTAAAACTAAAGGTCGAATGATATGATGTCTAGTCGCGGTATGGGCGCTATTATGCCTTCAAAGATGCCCGGTGGAAAGCGTAAAGCTCGCCGCGACGATACTGACTTCACGCAGTATGCTGAAGGTGGCACGGTTGACCCAGAGGCTGGGTTTGTAGGGAATGCTGGGGTGCCGCAATTGGATGATGGGACGTTAAACCAACGTTTTCAAGAAGCTCGGCGCAGTAACAACGCTCCTCGCACACAGGCTTTGCAAAAAGAACTAGAGTTCCGACAAGGCAAACGCAAGCAGCTAAAAACCGGTATGTACGCAAAAGGCGGTGTAACTAAAAAGGCCAAAGCCTTGCCGGGTTTTAAAGGACTTAAGGGGTACAAATAATGGCTAGTAGCAAGGTAAATGCCGCTGGCAACTACACCAAACCCAGCTTGCGTAAGAAGATTGTGTCACAAGTTAAAGCTGCAGCTACGCATGGTACAGGAGCAGGTCAATGGTCAGCCCGTAAAGCCCAGCTAGTGGCTAAGAAGTACAAAGCAGCAGGCGGAGGATATAAAGATTGAAAGCGCCGCAACAATCCTTAAAAGCTTGGGGTGACCAGAAATGGACAACCAAGTCCGGCAAGAAATCCTCGGAAACGGGTGAGCGGTATTTGCCAGAAAAAGCTATTAAAGCATTAAGCCCTGCGGAGTATGCAGCAACAACTAAAGCTAAACGAGCAGGTAAGGCGGCAGGTAAACAGTTTGTAGCCCAGCCAAAACGTATCGCAAAGAAAACAGCAGGATATAGATAATGACCACATCCGGCACCTCATCGTTTAATCTTGACCTCTCCGAGTTGGTGGAAGAGGCTTTTGAGCGTTGCGGCAAAGAGTTGCGTACTGGATATGATCTGCGTACAGCACGTCGTAGCATTAACCTATTGACGGTTGAGTGGGCAAACCGTGGCATTAACTTGTGGACTATCGAGCAAGGTCAGATTCCGATGGTTACAGGGCAGGCAACTTACGCTCTACCTACTGAGACAATTGATCTGTTGGATACCGTTATTCGCACGGGTTCCGATCAAAATCAGGTTGATATCAACATTACCCGTATCTCTGAGTCCACTTACATCACAATCCCCACTAAAAACGCTCAAGGGCGTCCCATTCAGGTGTGGATTAACCGGCAGTCTGGCAATACAAACGCAATTGCTACGACAACTTTAAACGGTGGGATAACGGCAACAGATACAACTATTACTGTGGTGTCGGCGGCAAACTTACCAAGCCAAGGCTACATCAAGGTTGATAACGAAATTATTATGTACCAGAACGTAAGCGGCAGCCAACTGTTGAACTGCTTTCGTGGACAGGCTAATACAACGGCAGCCTCGCATTTAACAGCAGTTTCTGTTTACCAAACATTTCCACCAAACATTAACGTCTGGCCTACACCTAATGCACCGGGTGACCAATATACGTTCGTTTACTACAGAATGCGTCGTATTCAAGACTCTGGTGGCGGCGTATCTACACAAGACATTCCGTTTCGTTTTATCCCCTGTTTGGTTTCTGGGCTTGCGTTTAGCCTAAGCATGAAGCTGCCAGAAGTGGATCCAAATAGAATTGTTATGCTTAAACAAGATTACGAACAACAGTTTCAACTTGCTGCAGACGAGGACCGAGAGAAGGCTTCTATTCGTTTTGTGCCTCGAAACCTTTTTTACTAAGGTGACGTATGCCTAGTAAATTTGCGTCAGGTAAGTATGCGATTGCCGAATGTGACCGGTGTGGTCAAAGGTACAAGCTAAAAGAATTAAAGAAGCAGATATTAAAAACGCATTTGTATAACGTTAAGGTTTGCCCTAGTTGTTGGGATCCAGATCAGCCGCAGTTGCAGTTAGGCATGTATCCTGTTAATGATCCACAAGCAGTTCGGGAACCAAGACCAGATACGAGTTACGTTGTTTCAGGTTTAGATATTGACGGCGATCCGTCTGGCGGCAGTAGAATATTTCAGTGGGGTTTTAATCCTGTTGGTGGCGCAAGAGATAACGGTCTCACGCCTAATGACTTGATTGTGCAGGTTCAACTTGGTACAGTTACAATAGCAACTACTTAAGGAGCCTATCATGGCATACAAACGTGGCGCAGATGGCATAGCAAAGAAAGGCAAGACTGAAGGCAAGAACCTTGGCAATGACGGCCCGACCGTTGCTGCAATGAAAGGCAAAGGCTCAAAAGGTGCTTCAGGCGTTACATCTTTAGCAATGAAGAAGATGGGTCGTAACATGGCTCGCGCTATGAACCAGAAAGGTGGCTAACATGGCTAAATTTAGTAAGAAACTAATGGGTAAAGAAGTTGGCTCAGCAGCGGTTTATGCTGAACCCCACACAATGAAGAGTGGCCCTGTGAACGCAGAAGAATCTATTAGCCGCAAGCCCGACCCAAACACATTGCAAGCCCAAAAGATTCGTTTGGATACGCCTGCCTCGCGTGTAAGTGCTGGTGATCCAGCCCGTAATGATGTCAAGACAACTGGTATCGAGACTCGCGGTAATGGCTGTGCAACTAAAGGTCGTATAGCTCGCGGACCAATGGCATAATGAACTACTCTGAACTCTCTGCTGCTATTCAGGATTATTCGGAAAGCGATGAACAAATGTTTGTCGATAATATTCCCGTTTTTGTCAGAGCGGCAGAGCAGCGTATTTATAACTCGGTTCAGTTTTCGTATCTGCGTAAGAACGTAACAGGATCGGTTACAGCAGCTAATCCGTATTTATCAGCTCCAAATGATTTTTTATCGGTGTATTCCATAGCCGTTATTTTGCCAACAGGTGAGTACGAGTACCTGCTAAACAAGGACGTGAACTTTATTCGTCAGGCGTACCCGTCTTCAACAGACACCGGAGTGCCAAAGTATTACGCTATTTTTGGTCCTACAACAACTTCCGGTAACCCTCCTGTTTTGACCAACGAGATGTCTTTTATCTTGGGTCCAAAGCCTGATTCTAGCTACTCTGTTGAGCTGCACTACTTCTTCTATCCAGAGTCTATCGTGACTGCAAGTACGACGTGGCTAGGGGACAACTTTGACACGGCATTGTTCTACGGTGCGCTGCGGGAAGCTGCTGTGTTCCAGCGCCAAGAGCCTGATATGGTTCAGAATTACGAGCAGAAGTACATGGAAGGTATGTCTCTGTTGAAACAGTTGGGCGATGGCAAAGAGCGTCAAGACGCATACAGATCCGGTCAGGTAAGGTACCCCGTCAAATGAGCTTCACTGGAAATTTCCTCTGCGATAGCTTTAACCCGGGGTTAACCTCCGGGCGGTTTGACTTTAGTCCTAACACAACAGACGTATATTACATAGCGTTGTACACCAATTCGGCTACGCTTGATGCCTCTACGACTGCGTACACAACAACAGGTGAAGTTGTTGCAGCAGGCTATACAGCGGGTGGGGTTGTTCTAACTCCAATTTATGCAACCAGCGATGGTGGCGCGTACATTAGCTTTAATTCTGCTTCTTGGTCTGGATCATTCACAGCCCGTGGCGCGTTAATTTATGAGCCGGGCAATAACAACGCTATTTGTGTGCTGGATTTTGGCGCGGATCGTACTTCAAGTGCAACTTTTACAGTGCAGTTTCCACCTGCTGTTGCAGGCTCTGCATTACTACAGCTTCCTTAAGGGGTTTTAAAATGATGAAAGACCATGCAACTACAGGCGACGCAATTGGAGCCTCTGTAACCATTAACAACAGTGTATCTGCCAGCATGATGGCTGGTGGTGTATACCACGTCCAATGTTTTGACAAAGACGGCAACCTTAAGTGGGAAGATAAAGCCCCCAACCTAGTGGTTAATCAGGGCTTAAAAGACATGAACGACAAGTACTTTTCAGGTGCCGCTTATACGGCAACTTGGTACTTAGGTCTTGTAACTGGCCCCGGCTCAGGTACCACATTTGCTGCCGCTGACACACTTGCCTCCCATGCTGGCTGGACTGAGTTTACAAACTACTCCGGTAACCGTGGTGCTGTTACGTTTGGCGCTGCAACAACGGCTGATCCTTCGGTCATTACAAACCCCTCGCCCGTGCAGTTCACTATTACAGGTGCCGGCGGCACAGTGGCTGGTGCGTTCTTATCAAGCGTACCGACTGGCACATCGGGCATTTTGTTCTCTGAATCGGACTTCCAGTCCCCCGGCGACCGTGTTGTTGTGTCTGGTGACGTTTTAAATGTTACCTACCAATTCTCTCTTGATGCAGTTTAAGGATTATTATGGCTACCAAATTTGTTAAAGGTCAGAGTGTAAAGCTTGCCGCTGTTGTTCCACAGGGCGCGGTTGAAAAGCTGCGCATGGACGAGGATGGCAACTTCTTTTATATGATTCAGTGGACAGACGCAGGCGGGCAGATTCAGCAGCGTTGGTTTCCAGAGAATGACTTGGTTGAGGCGTAGTGTTTGCAGGATCGCCATTTGCTACAGCCCCCTTTGCCGCACTAAGCGGCAATACTTATTTTGTTTCGATTACTGAGTCGGCAACAGCTAGTGACGCATCCTCTGCTTTAGTTTCGTTTATTTCCAGCATTTCAGAATCCGCCACGGCCTCAGACAGTGTTTCTGCATTAGCTACGTTTCTTGCAAGTATTGCGGAGACCGCTACAGGCGCAGACTCTATATCGTCATCATTCTCAATTAACGGTGCTGTATCTGAGTCGGCCTCTGGTAGCGACACGGTATCTTCTGGGGTGACGTTTAGTGTTGCAGTGCAAGAAATTGCCAACGGTGCTGATCTTGTATCGTCTCTTGTGCAGTTTGGTGGAAACATCCAAGAACTTGCCTTGGCATTAGATTCAAACTCTGCGCTGGCTAACTTTGTAGCGTCTGTACTTGAGTCTACGACCGCAACAGACTCGGTTTTAGTGGCACCCAGCGTGTTTAGTGCAGCGGTGGTAGAGTCGGTAACGGGTTCGGATTCAACGGTTTCTGGCGTGATTCTGGTAGTAAATATTGCCGAAGCCGCGTCTGGGGTAGATTCCGTAGCAAATAATATAGCGTTTGGTGTGGCAGTAAATGAGCTTGCTACAGGCACGGCGACTGCTGGAACTACAATAGCGTTTGGTGTGTTAATTCAAGAACTTGGCATTGCCGCAGATAGCATATTGGCTAGGTTTTTGTGGGAACTTATCAATGACAGCCAGACCGTTGCGTGGCAAAATATAGGTAGTAGCAGCACAACCGTTTGGCAGACAATTAATGACTTTGAAAGCTCAGACTGGACTCCAGTTGATACTTCTCTGTCGTAAGGAAAGAACATGGCATTAGTTGTTAAAGATCGGGTAAAAACAACGACCACAACGACTGGTACGGGAACAGTGACGCTTGGTGCAGCGGCAACAGGATTTCAGAGTTTTTCTGTTATTGGCGACGGTAACACGACGTATTACACAATTACAGACACAGTTACGGGCGATTGGGAAGTTGGTATTGGTACGTACACGGCTTCTGGTACAACTCTTTCACGCACAACGGTGCTGGACTCTTCTAGTGGTGGCTCGTTAGTTAACTTTGCGGCTGGCAGTAAGGACGTGTTTGTGGTGTATCCGGCTGAAAAGGCGGTGTATCAAGACACAGCAGGTGATGTAACGGTAGCAGGAAACATCACCGGTCAAGAGATGACCGCCTCAAACGGACTGCTTGTGCATAGCGCGCTGATTACTATAAACCATACGGTTCCTTCTGGATATAATGTTATTAGCGCAGGGCCGATTACGATTGATAGTGGCGTGACCGTGATAATAACTGATGGAACATGGGTGGTTGTATGACGATTACGATCAATGGCACGACTGGAATTTCAGGTGTTGATGGGTCATCTGGTACGCCCGCGTATCAAGGTAACGACGCTAACACAGGCATTTCGTTCGGCACGGATATTGTCACCATCAACACAGGCGGCACAGCAAGGGTCACGACTGACTCTAGTGGTAGATTGTTAGTTGGAACATCAACAGCTCCATCAAGTAATGCAGTAAGAGAAGTTCTTACAGGTGGAACTTCAAACTATTTACAATTTACTAGCACAACAAATGATGGTTTTAGTTTGGGGAATAGTGGTGGAAGTGGTGTGTTTTTTACTTTTACTGGCGCGCAAGGTTCTGAAACATATACAGAACGTATGCGTATCGACTCCTCTGGTAATGTAGGTATTGGTACAAGTAGCCCTAGTGGAATTTTAGATGCTCG